ACGCAGTTAGATTTTCTTATAAAGTATTTGCTCAAAACGCTGCTAGAAAATATGGTGATAAGATATTTTTCATAGACGCAGATTGTGTGTTTGATAAACCTATACCTATAGATTGGTTTGATAAATTTTTACCAGACGATACCTTTGTATCGTTTTATGATAGACCACAACAATATACAGAAACAGGATTTTTAGCATTTAATGAAAATAAATTAATATCAAAAGCATTTTTTAATTATTATTTAAATCTATATAAGGAAGATAAGGTGTTTGAATTAGATAATTGGACAGATTGCCATACTTTTGATTATACAAGACGTTATTTCAAAGAAGATATACACTATAAAGAATTAAGTAAGGGTGATGGTAGAAATGGTCATATTATGGCAAGAGATAAAATTTTAAATCAATATATAGATCATAGAAAAGGCAAAAGAAAACAAGATGAACATAGTCCAGAATGGAGGAAAAATAGATGAAAGCAGGTAAAATATGGGGTCAAACAGAATTGATACACGCAAATGGTGTTTTAGAATTTCATAGAATAGAATTTAAAAAAGATGTTGCTTGTTCTAAACATCAACACAAACACAAATGGAATGGTTTTTTTGTAGAGTCAGGTAAGATGTTAGTTAAAGTATGGCAAAAAGATTATGATTTAGTTGATGAAACTATTTTGAAAGCAGGTGATTTTACAAGAGTTAAACCAGGTGTCTTTCATCAATTTATAGGATTAGAAGATGGTGTGGCATTTGAATTGTATTGGGCAGAATTTGATCACAATGATATTGAAAGAGAAACAGTAGGACAGAAAGTTAATCAATGAACGGATTAGAATTTTTATATCATATATTATTTGTAGAAAAAGATGCTGGGTTATGGGGTATTATACTAATGGGTATAATTTTTGCAATTTTAAGTATCGTTGCAGATTACGGATTTAAATCAGACGAAGGTCATTAAGATGATTAATATTTTTATTGGTTATGATAATAAAGAAAAAGTAGCATTTAATGTGCTTTCATATAGTATATTAAAAAACTCGACTAAACCTGTTGCAATTACACCTATTGCATTAAACAATATAAAAGACGACTTTGTAAGAGAAAGAGGCAATCTCTCATCAACTGAATTTTCTTTTAGTCGTTTTATTATACCACACTTAATGAACTATCAAGGTTGGGCATTGTTTATGGATTGTGATATGTTAATGAAAGCTGATATTGCAGAATTGTGGCGATTAAGGGATGACAAGTATGCAGTACAAGTATGTAAACACGATTATGTACCTAAAGAAAAAACAAAGTTTTTAGGTCAAGTACAAACTGCCTATACTAAAAAGAACTGGTCTAGTTTTATGTTAATGAATTGTAAGAAGTGTACACAACTTACACCCAATTATGTAAATAGAGCAAGTGGTTTAGAACTACATCAATTTAAATGGTTAGAAGGTGATCATCTTATAGGTGAAATACCTTTAGAGTGGAATTGGTTAGTAGGTGAATATAATTATAAAGAAGATGTAAAGAACGTACATTATACAAAAGGTGGACCATATTTTACAGATTATAAAGGTTGTGATTATAATTTAGATTGGTTTAATAACTATAATGAATGTAATAAAGTTGATTTGTAATGTTAGTTGGTTTTGGTACTAGAGTTGTATTAGACAATGTTGTAAGACCTTTTGTTGAAAACGAAGGTGGTAAATTTTGGAAACCACAATATAAAGGCGGACATCACGTAGGACCGTTTGAACAATCTGTATGGCCTGGTTTTGATATGAATGAATTTTTAAAAGAAAAAAATGATGTTGCAGTATTTGGTATATTAAGAGGTACAGAAAACTGGTTATACAAATGTAAACAATTAGGTTTAAATTATTATTATTTTGATCACGCTTATTTTTTTAAGGCACACGGTCATAGACGTAATCACATATCAGATATACAATCATATAGAATAACTAAAAATGGTGAAAATCTAAACAAAATTGTTGAATTAAATGATGAAGATAGAAACAGAATACAAAAGTATAAACAGTTTAAAGAAACATTTAGATTAAAAAGTATAAAAAGAGGTAAGAGTATATTATTAATACCACCTACAGAAGCAGTATGTAGATATTACAAAATAGATTTAGATACTTGGATTAATGAAACAAAAAATACAATTAGAAAATATAGTGATAGAGAGTTTATTATAAGATATAAAACTGACACGAGACCACTTGATGAAGATTTACATAAAGCACATTGTGTTGTTACATTTCAATCTACAGTTGGTATTACTGCCATATTAAAAGGTATACCTGTAATTTGTGATGATGTATCTATGTGTAAACCTGTATCAATTAAATATGATGATATAGAAAAAGAATACATAAGAGATAATGATTTAGTTAACAAATGGATAGATAGTTTATTAGCAAATCAATTTTCTATGATAGAAATACAAGACGGAACAGCAAAGAGAATAGTTGACAAATATGATAATAACACACAAACTAGCTAAAACAGATTGTTTATCACACCAAATATTTCCAGCAATTGAAAAAGGTTGGCAAGACGAAGATAAACCTATAAACTTTTTTTGGGGATTAGGTGGAAATAATGTATCTAAAATAAAAGAGTGTATGAATAAAAAAGAAGAATGGTGGTATATAGATGTAGGTTACTTAACACAACAAATAACTAGGTACCCTAGTCCTATAATACACGATTATGATAAAACTTATTTTAGAATATGTAAAGGTGGTATACATACAAATTATGGTAGAGTAGGTAATGGTCAAAGATTAGAATACTTACGTCATCAAGGAATTGACGCAGAATTTAAGGGATGGAATACAGGTGTTACTAAACATATTTTGCTCTGTCCGTCATCACAAACTGTAACGTTTCATATGAATGGTATATCACAAGACGAATGGGTAAAAATTGCAAAACAAGAAATTAAAAAACATACAGATATGCCTATTGTCTTTAGAAATAAACCTAGACCAGGTAACGAATGGTGGGAAACAGATATTAAAGATCAATTAAAGTATGCTCATTGTTTAGTTACAAATATGTCATTATCTGGTGTTGATGCCCTAATGAATATGGTACCTGTATTTGCTGAAGGTAGTAGTATAATGGGACCTGTATCAAGTAGAGATATAAGTAAAATAAAAAAACCATTAAGACCTGGTCGTAAGACTATGGAAGAGTGGTTAAAGTTTGTTGCAGAAAATCAGTTTACAATAAAAGAAATAGAAAACGGTACAGCATATAAAATACTAAAAGAACAAAATGAAAATTAGATATTATAAAAAGATAGATGGTTGGCGTTGGTTAGGTTTTTTATTAGCAATGATAGGTGCGTTTGTTTTATCAAATGCAAATCCTGATACACAATGGATTGGATGGGCGATTGCCACATTTTCTTGTAGTATATGGATTTATATGGGTATCAAAGATAAAGATATACCTAGAGCATTGATGGAGTTTATGTATCTATTACTAGCATTAAGGGCGATATGGAACTGGTTAATGTAGTATGTTTATATTGGGGCAATAAGTATAAAACGGATTACGTAAAAGTCCTTTATAATATGGTTGAAAGACATTTAACCATACCACACAAATTTATCATTTATACTGATCACGTTAAAATGCACAAGTTAGTACCAGGTGCAAACGTAGAAATAAGAAAGTTACCTTTTCATACATACGAAGGTTGGTGGAACAAACTCACATTGTTTAGTCCAGAGGCAAATCTACAAGGTACTTGTTTCTACCTAGATTTAGATGTAGTGATATTAGAAAACATTGATTGTTTTATTGAATATGAAAAAGATACAAAGTTTATAGGTATGAATGATTTTAATAAATCAACTAAACTATTTAATTCTAGTGTTATGAGATTTAACAATGATATTATGACAAAATACGTATGGCAAGAATATCAGAAAGATAAAAAGAATTTTGATAAATTACAAGGTGATCAAAATGTCATATCACAGACAATAAAGAAAACAACTTACTACAAAGCATATCCAGATGAGTGGACTTTTTCAGCAAAATGGTTTGATAGAGAATCACCTAGGTTTCATAGAGAAAAATGGACACTTGAAAGAAAAAGTGGTACTAAAATCGCAGTATTTCACGGTAAACCTAATCCACACGAACTAATAGACTTACATCCACACGAATCATACGACAAAAATACCATAGAATGGGTCAAAAATCATTGGAAATAAAGGGTGTTCTCTCTTTGTTCTTTTAAAAAGTCAATAAAATCAACGTTTTTTAATGCTTGACTTTTAGGTTAGGTATGATATTATAATAGTATGAATAAAACATTAAAACAAAAAATACAAGAGGCAAGACAAAGAAACTACTTGACATTGCTTCAAATTTTTGATATACTAATGATGAACAAAGGAGAAAAACACTATGTCTAAAACTAAACAATACTATTCAGATAATGCAGAAAATCAAGTTGACAAAATAATTGCTTGTATGAAATCAGGTCAAATTGATGAAGACAAGGCAAAAAAAGAAATCTTAAATGTTGATAATGTAAATATGTTAGATATTGATGAACACAACATTGATGATGTAATTTATTATAGTTTAAATGGGTAACACAAATATGAAATATCATTTAGTTTACGGTAGAGAATATTATGACTCTAGTCAAAAGTATGACCCATACTTTTATTCTTATTCAACTATCTTTAGAAATGTGTCAGCAGATTTAGTACCGACTTTAATGTCTTTTAAAGATAAAATCAAAAACTATTGTGATAAAAATTACAAAGAAGAAGCAACAAATTTTCAAAATAGAACGATTGTAAAAATTTTATCAGATAAAGAATATTATGAAACTTATAAAGATGTTTACGGTGAAGAAACATTACTTAATGATACTGATAATTTATTTAACGATTATGGTCAAAGATATAACACAAGACAGTTTTTTAAATATGACTTCGATCCAAATATTACAGAAAAATATTCGTTTGAAAACTTAAACAAGAAAGTGAGTTAATTATGAAATACAATGAAGATAAAATTATAAAAGAAATTTCAGATTATATAAAATCAACTTATGGTGAACATTACAGTACCACTAAAGATGGTTTTCAAGTACAAGATATGCTAAGACAATTAGGTATTGATAAAGATTTCTGCCAGGCAAATGCAATTAAGTATCTATGTAGATACGGTAAGAAACAAGGCAAGAATAGAAAAGACTTGCTAAAAGCAATTCACTATATTGTTTTATTAATGAGTAGTGAAGATAACAAATAATTAGGAGGACTATACTATGGCAATTGATACAAACATAAGTTACTTTAAAGAAGATGTAGGTAAAAACCTATACAGAAAGAAAACTTATTATACACTTGTGATTGAACAAGAAGTATTAGCAAACGATAAAGACGAGGCAGATGTAAAATTTAGTGAATGTGGTATTGACCACTCACAGATTAACCACGAGATAACCGAAACAAAAGATGGTGTTGAAACTTATATGGTTGACGCTAATTATTCAGATAGT